TGTACGTCTTTTTCATCAACTCCCAATGCTTTTGAGATAGCAGTAACCGCTAGTCCTGCTAGTGGTCCACCTAATGCTGTTGCAATGCCTGGTGCTATTTGTGCAAGCCACTCCATATCAATCCTTCAAGAGAATAATTAACATCATACAAATTAATGCAAACATTGTCCACCATTTAAACAAGTCATCATCCACGCACTATATCCTTCTTGGTTCGTATTATTACTTTAGTTTCTATAGGGTATTTTACCTTTGGTTTTAACCTTTGTTTTTCTAATTCTTTAATTTCAAAATGCAAATAAACAATATACGCCCACATAAATATTTCAAACAAATAAACAATGAACCAAATGGTTATCCATGTCATACAAGATTAAACTTCCACAGAAAATAAGTGACGATAGCAGCTGCAAAAAAACATAAAAACTGAACTCGTCTAACATCATCTAATCTGTGTCCGTAATACCGTTTATTCTCCTTGTGTTCTTTTTCTACTACCGCTTGTAGCTCCAAAACTTTTGCCCATTCTTTAACACCGTACTTAGATTTAAACTCTTTTTCAGCTTTGTTTTCAGCTTCAATAATCGCACTTTGATTTTGATATTCTTGGATAGCTCGATAGATCATCGAATTTTCCATCGCTTCTTCGTGCAGTTTGTGTTTCTTTCGTGCTTCTAATTGCTCTTGCGCTACTTCAATACCATCATGCTGAATGTTTTCAATACTTTTAGTAAGACTTTTACCTGCCTCACGAGCTTGATTTAGTCCTTCGCTTAACGACTTTGCACCCTCGGCAATCGGATTGATGTCTGGCATTCACTTAGTTTTTACCTTAGTTCTGCCCATGAAGCAAAAGAACCACTTGATATTGTTATACTATATGTTGCACCTGTTGGAACAATAAAACTTGCAGTTCTTACACCTGAAGATGAAGCAGTTAAAGTTACACCGCTTACTACAACTATTGGATAATCTCCACTAGCAACAACCATAACAAAAATTGGAAGGGAAGTTGAATTAGTATAAGAAGTTCCTGATGACCTACTACCTGTTAGATTTTGCCAAGTTTGAGAACCAGAACCACAACCTCCATATAGTTGAGTTCCTGCATTTGGAAATGTTAATCCATTAGTGCCATCTACTGTCATAGCCATAACTTACTCCTTAAATTGCCAGTAATTCAGCAGTTGATGTTGCGTTAGCAATAGCAGTTCTATCAGCAGTTAATTTAGCAATAAAGTCAGCGTCAGAGACATCATTAGCAATACCTGTTAATGTGTTTAACTGTCTCTTTTGGGCTTCTTGAGTTGCCTGTGCATTGTATTGGGCTAGTTTAAATGCTTTAGCCTTTTCTAAATTAACCGTTACTGTTGAGCCTGATAACTCCCAAGCATCAAAGAACTGAGCATCCGCACCTTGTGGAAGTGTAGAATCGTCAACAATCATTGAATGAGATGGAGTATCCTTTGCTTTAGTTGCTTGAATATCTAACTCACCTGTAGGAACGGTAACTGATATTCCACCGTTGTCGTTTTTAAAAATAATTACTTGTGTCATTGTGTTTTCCTTTAAAAATTAATTACCAAAAATTGCAATACTTCCTATTGACACATCTATATGAGTAGATTGATCATCACAAAAAGTGCAAGTCATAGCAGAAGTAGTTTGTGAATTTATATAGCCGTAAGTATTTAATCTTGAACCAGAATTGTTACCTGTAAGTTGTGTAACATAATTTGCATTTGGCATAGCAGTTGAAAAGTTAACTACATAAATACCAACCGCACTATAAGTAACAGAAGAAACATTAAATGAATTTGAAATAGTTTGACTTACACCATTATAGTTTACCCAAGCCTTTGCACAACCATTAATTACATTAGTAGTTGAGGTACTTGCACCTGCACCGTTTTGAATTGTATCGCTTACGATTGTTCCTGCCATGATTTATCCTTTATTAAGTTCCAATAACAATAATTTGTGCAATATATGGATCTTGAGTAGCAGTTCCACTCCCCAAACTATAATAAAAACAACCTCTTACTGAAGTTGTCGAGGGGCTGTTGTAATAAGGACTTGAAGATTGTGTGTTAGCACAATAAACAGGCAAATTACCACCATTTGATGTTAGATTTCCACTACCTACTGTGCAATAGTTTGCATTAGACATAGCAGTAGTAAAGTTTACAGTAAAATCACCACTTCCATTACGAGTTACAGAACTAACATTAAAAGACCCATTAATTGATGCAGTTGAGCCAACAAATTGAACCCAAGCCTTAGCAATTCCACTCATTCCATTATTGGTAGATAGTGGTCCTGTACTTGCATTTAATGTATCAATTACTAATGTACCTGCCATAATATATCCTTTATACGATTACCCAATTACTGCCTGTTGGGATAGTTACTGTTACACCTGTTGCAACCGTTATAGGTCCTGCTGACATACCATTATTACCTGCTGTCATTATATAGTTACTTGTGATGGTTTGTCCATTTTCAAATACAACGCCATTTGCCACCAATGATCCACCTAACGGATTCCAAAATCCAGAGTAATAACTACCAACAACAGTAGCATTAGCTCCTGGATTTGTTGCCATTGTATAAGTAAATGTTGTTGTTCCTGTGACAGTAATAGAAAATGTTCCGTTATATGCAGAAGGACTTGCACCGCTTATTGTTACTACAGCTCCAGTAGTTAATCCATGAGCAGTACTGGTGGTCAAAGTTGCCGTTGTTGTTACATACGTTATACTTGAAATTGTCTGTCCAGCATTTGCCAAATATCCTTCATACTGATTTAAAGTCGTGTTATAACGAATCATTCCATTTACTGGTAGAGCTATCCTTTGAGCAGTCGTTCCTACTGGAATAAGCATTTCGCCTGTACCAGTAAACGATACATCTTGCGTAGCAGATAGGGTTCCTGTAATTGCTGTATTGCCGCCAATTGTGGTATTTCCTGTTATGTTGGCCGTACCATTTATACTAATATTTCCCAATGTTAAAAGAGAACCATTCAATACAGGATTTTGAGAGACAACCCCAACAGCTCCAGTTATTGTTATAGATCCAGTAGGGTTTGTAGATGGTGTTGCACTTACTGAGTAAGTTCCAGTCGATCCTGCTGTTCCAGATAGCTGAGCCGTAATATATGTGCCAGATGTTACTCCAGTACCAGAAATAATTTGACCAACAAACAATGTGCCAGAAGCTACGGCTGTAACAGTCATTGTTGTATTAGTAATACTTGCCGTAAACGATGCTGTTGTATAAGAATTTAAAGCACCTGAAGCACTTAAATTACCACTAAATGTTCCTGATGTTGCTGATACACCGTTAGCTGTTAAAGTTCCATTAACTGTAAAATTACCAGCTGATCCAGTTTGAGCAGAGTAAAATCCTGTAGCACCTGTAACTCCTGTTGAATCACAATATACTTGGGCAGTAACACCTGCTGGAATATTGACAGAGTTTGCACCACCTGATGCAGACATGGTAATGATTTGACCAGTTAAATTGGTAATAACATAAAATTTATTAACTAATGGAGCCGTTACTGTGACTGTTACTGTTGGAGATCCAGTAAATACAATGACCATTGATCTGGCATCATCATATGTGCCGTTATAAGACTTGAGAGTATAAGAAGATAAACTTGTTAAAGAAATTCCAACTACGCCAGTAATGGCTTCTTCAAGCAAAGTTCCCAAGTTATAGTTGGTTGTATCTCCCCAAACACCAGCCTGGTCTCCATCCCCAATCAGGGATAAACGCAATGAACTTGAATAAGTAGTTGTCATAATAATTCCTATTGATTATCGTTTACTGGATTCCAGGTAGTTGATTCACTATTAACTACATTAGACCATGTAATTGTGTTGCTATTGTTAACACTTGCCCAAACCGTGTTTTCATTATCATTAATGGTAATCCATCCAGAGACAAATAGCGAGTCCAAAATGGCAAAATTTTCAACAATCGAATCTAAGAAATTAGACTGTTGAGTGTTAAAGTCATTCATTGTTACAACTTCAGTTATAGCTTCTAAAAACTGAGCTGTAATACTTTGTGCATTTGCAATACTAAAGTTTTCAGTAACGCTAATAATAAATATTAAAGTGGCTGTTTCTGAATCAGCCATTGTTGTTGCTTCAGATATACTTTGATTAAAATTACCAGAAATAGAAATAACATCATTAAGTGTTTGGCTTTCTGTTGCTGTAGCTAAAAATCTAGCTAAAATCGTTGGTGTATCTAATAAACCACTATTTTCAGCAATACTTTCTGCAAATTGTGCTGAGATAGTCCTAACATCATTTGATGTTAAGTTTTCTGTTATTGATGTCGTGTATACAATAATAATGTTTTCTACATCTGCCATCGTAATATTCTCAGATACAGATTGAGCAAATTGGGCAGATATAGACTCTGCTTCTGCCAATGTGGTTGATTCAGAAACACTTTGGGAAAATTGAGCCGTAATCGATCTGTTATCAGTAATCGTAATGCTTTCTGAATCAGATAAAAAGAATGAACTTTGTTGGCTATTGTTATCAGCCATTGTTACTGCTTCTGTATCAGATTCTAAAGCTGCGAAATAAGCAACTAAATTATCAGCAACCGTTACTGCCTCTGTATCGGATGCAGCAAATTGAGCAGATATGGATTCATTTTCATTAGATGTTAAATTTTCAACGATTGATTCAAGAAAAGAAGATAGCTGGGTATTGCTGTCAGCTATACCTGAGTTTTCAAATATGTTTGCAAATAATTGTTGATTTTCATTATCACTATTAAATACATTTATATTTTCACTAACGCTTGCTAAAAATGAAAATAATGGGCTGCTAGAATCTGCTAATCCTGAATTCTCAGTAATAGATAAAGCATATAACTGCCCACCACCTAAAGCAGCATATGAAGATTGTGCAAAAGCTGACAAACCAAACATTATCTAAACCTCGGTCCATTTACCCACATCGTTGCACTATATCTTGTGCCAGACTCAATAGGAATTACTCGATGTTCTAAAAAAGACGGAAAGGCAATAATAGTTCCTTTAACCAAAGGAGCCGTATATTCTTGATAGAGTTTAATTTGAAATTGCCCAGCTTGAAATTCGTTTGGATCATTCATCAAACAAACTACAGTAATTTTTCGATCTATTGGTCTTCCAGATAAAGGAAATGTATCTACATGCCAATGATAATGTTGTTTAGGTCCATACTCAGCATATTGAACTGCCTCATGTCCTTGAATATCAAAATCCCATTTACATTCTTTATTGGCTATTTTGGCAAACTCAAACATCTGCAAACCAAACCAATGATCATCTTGAGCAAATGAAATGGTTGTGTTTCTACCTGACATATCTATAGTTTGACCTTCTGGACCCATTGTGGCAGATTTAGTTTCTATAATCTTAAATTCAACATTGGCTTTATCAATAACATCTTCACCAATTTGACCAATAAACCAAATAGGAAGATGGCTCATACAATAACAGCCCTATATCCAGTTGCTACAGTTAATGTAACACCTGTATTAATTGTTAAAGGTCCAGCAGCCATAGCGTTGTAACCTGTAATCGTTAAGTTAGACGATAAGCTATTAGCATTTTGGAAAAATGGACTAGTAGATGGTAATTGATTTGGTCCTGCTGGCCCAGTTGGTCCTGTTGGCCCAGGGCTTCCAGTTGGTCCAGGACTTCCAGTTGGACCTGGGCTACCTGTAGGACCAGTCGGACCTGTGGGTCCTGTAGGACCTGTCGGACCTGTGCTTCCAGTTGGTCCTGCTGGAATACCAAAGTTAAATACAGCTGCACTTGTACTTCCTGAATTGGAAACAGTTGCAGGAGATCCTGCACTTAATGTTGATGTTGTACCTACAGAAATTGTTGCAGCACTACCAGCAGGTCCTGTTGGTCCAGGGCTACCTGTGGGTCCTGTGGGTCCTGTGGGTCCTGTGGGTCCACTTACGCCAGCTGACCATGTACCATCACCACGCAAGAATGTTGAACTCGATGGCGTTCCTGTAACAGGGTTAGCCGCCATATTGGTTACGGTACTAATCAAATAGCCACTTGTAGGAAGTGTTAATGATGTGGTTGCTGTTGCTGTAAATGTTCTTGAAAATGCCCCTGCATGATTAACACTACCTGCAAGAGTTAAAGTATTTGAGCCGTTATTAACACCTGTTCCACCGTATGTAGGACTAATGGTTGTTGCATTCCAAGTACCAGCTGTTACAGTTCCAAGAGTTGTTAAACTGGTTGAACCTGCAAGGGGAGAAGCACCAATCGTATTGTAAGAAAGAGTAACAGCAGAAGAACCGTTATATGTTGTTCCTGATGCTGCACCTGTTCCACTATTGTTTAATGTCAATGAGTTAGCTACAGATCCAGCTGAACCACCAATAGATAAACCAGATGCTGTACCAGTAATATTAGTTCCCACTAAAGTACTTGGCGTTCCTAAATTTGGTGTTACCAATGTTGGTGATGTATTTAATACAACGGTTCCTGAACCTGTTGTTGAATATGATGTACCCCATGCAGAACCTGTTGAATTAGGAATACCAGCACCTGGATAAGTCATTGGTAATGAATTGGTAATGGTTACAGCGCCTGTGGCTCCTGATACAGAAATACCTGTACCTGCTACAGCTGATGTAACGCCTGTATTGTTAATTGTTAAAGTACCAGCTCCTGTTGTTGTGCTAATACCTGTACTTGTACCTAATGAGGCTACAGTGTAGTTGGTACCATTACCAATTAATAACTGCCCATTTGTTGGAGTAGTCGTAACTCCGGTACCACCTGCCGCTGTAGGCAATGTTCCACTTGCCAAAACTGAAGTTGATGTTGAATAAAGAGCATTTGTACCGGAAGCAAATGTAGTTAACCCTGTACCACCATAAGCTGAAGAAATTGTTCCACCATTCCACGTTGCGTTGGTAATTGTGGCCGTACCAAAGTTTGCTGTACTTGTACTAAAGTCATAAGAAGAAGGAATGTAACTATAAGCAACCCAAGTACCTGCTGAAGTACTATTGTTGGTTAAAACTAAAATAGATGCACCGCCATTTACCGTTGTATCAATCGTGGTTGATGCACTATCTTTAATAGTTACATTACCTGTTGAATTGTTTGCTATTGTATATGCCAAACCTTTGTATAAGGTTGTAGCATTGGGTAACTGAATAGTTTGCGTTGTTGTACCAACTACCTGTTGCCAGCCTGATGAAACATTAGTTAATACCGTAGTTCCAGCAGCGGCTGTAATCGTTGTAAAACCAAGATATACGTTATTTGCGTATAAAGTTCCTAGTCCTGGATCTGGATTTCCACCCAATGACACGCCACCTGAATTGTAGATAGTCATTGCATCGGTAGTATTGGAGTTTGCATTAGTTGCAAAATGGATGTTATAGGCACCGTAAGTACCAATAGCCAAGTCTGTTGAAGCAGAGGCAAAGTAAGCAGCACCAGCAATATTAAATGCACCAGCTCCATTACTAAATGTAGTAGAGTTAATACCCATCTCAGCGTATCCAGTAGTGGATGTTGCTGAGTTATTAGATACGTTAATATTGGTTGATGCGTTTGTTGCTGAACTTAAATTCTGATAAATAACCTGGTTATATCCAGCAACCGTAGATGCAAATGAGGCAATGATTCCTGTATCAGAATAATTAATTGGGCTACCAATAGTTGCTACACCATTAGCGTCATAGTTAATTGACTTTTCAGCAGGGTAAGTTACAAATACATTTGATGAGCCTGATAATGTAATTGGCGATGTATTCCCATTGGAATTAGAAAGAACTGTTGTTCTAGCTAATGTAGGACCAGTTGTGGAATAGGTTCCAATACCAACTTCCCATTGAGTGCCGTTAACAATACAGTAAAAAGTTGTATTGCCATTACCAACAATAGCAAATGATTGAAATCCAGAGACAGCTCCACCTAGAGTAATTGACCCTGTACCTGTGGTAGCCGTTGTCTCTTGGACACGATCATATACTACTAGAGCCATTTAGGACTCCTTAGCTTGTTGCAGTTGTATTATAAGTTACAGCAACAGTATCACCAGCTGTTGTAGTTTTAGCAACAGAAAAATTACCTTCAGAATACAAAGTTCCTGATGTGCTTGATTGTGTATTTACAGCACCAGTTCCTGTTACTAAGAAACAACCATAAACCGTACCACCAGCACCTGTAATTGTATAAGTAATCGCAGTAGCAGTTGATGTTGTTACGTTAGATGGTGTAGTTCCTGATGATGTGGAAGAACCAAATACTGCCGTTCCACGAACTGCTGATCCACTTACTGTGTAGTTAACAAATTCAGTCCATGTATGAGATGCCATTGTATCGGCAGCTGCAAATGTTGTTGAGTTACCAATTAAACCTAAGAATGGACCAACAACCGTATATGAAGATCCTTTTAATAAAGTATCTAACATTAATTGTTTACCAACAGCAACAACTAAATTAGGAAACTCTTCTTCCCATTTTAGATTGCCATCTTTATCTCGGCATTCAACATGATAATAACCAGCAATACCCATTCCTTCAGGAATTGCTACGTTTGCTTGTAAAGTGGCAACAGCATTATCGCCACAGCTTGCTAATTCATTTTGCATAATTTCTCCTAATCTGGGCTGCTATAGTTAAGACTACCTGTGTTTGTTCCAATTGTTAATATTGCACTTGAATAAGAAGCCGTTGGGAACTGTACAGTAAAGCTTGTTGTACAGGTTTTATCTGATCCAAAATTCAATACAAAACATGCTGCACCTGTAGTTGAATTATAAACCAAGGCACCTCTAGCTGTAAAGGAAGCTGGATTCCAAACTGCATTATTAAACGATACATAACTGACGTTATATTGTGAGTTAGGCGTTGGTGTAGTAGATATCACTAATGTTTTACCACCAGCCGTATAACCTGTTCCAATCACTTCATTTTGACTAGAATAAACTGTTGTTTGTTGACCTAAATTTGCATTGGCATTATATAAAGCAATTTTATAAGTGTAAGGAGTTCCTGCTGAAAAATTCTCTAATCCACTTAATAAATTGGTTTGAAATACGGTGCAAGATGTTTGCGTAATCATGATTTAACTTTCAATATCGTCTGACCATCACGATAAGCATCACCACGATCAAGACCATCGCCAAGACGTTTAATCTGTGCCATAGCTTCTTGGAATTTATCTTCGTAATATTTAACAACATCTTGTTCTTGGCGTTGAAATAATACAGCTTCACGCATGGCACCATAAAACAATACTGGATCATAGTTTTCACCAACCCAGCTAGTACCAGTAGAATTGGTAACATAATTAACAGTTAGGGTTAACCCTGATCCTGCACCACCTAAATTAGAAGAACTAGCAGTTAATATATCTCCAACCGTATAGAAGTTACCACCATTGTTTAGGGTAAACCCTGATACGACTCCTGAAGAGTTAACTGTGAATGATGCTGTTGCACCAGAGCCAGCTCCAATACTGTTGGAGTTGTAAACTAATGGAACTTCGTTATAGTTACCAGTAGGATATAAAGTTCCACCAGTTGTAATAGACATACCATTTTGTGCAGCATTTCCAATTCTTCCCTGGACAATCGTAGGAGGATAGTAGAAATAATGCATTTCCATGTTATAGGCTTGATCTGGCGTTGGTCCTAGCATGAGTGCCATTGTATTAATTGCTGTGCTAGTTGATCCGTAAGAAGATCCAAATAAAGCGTAATGAGTTGGTATGCCAGTCTGGGTTGGATTAGGGAACGCAGCTCTTAAATAGTTCACATCTTTATTTAACAAATAACTGTAGTTGCCAGAACTATCAATCACAGCCAATGAAAAATTAGACTTCCAATCAATTGGCAAAGTAAGGTAGGGATTACCAGAAGTTAATGTGCCAGTTACATTCTTTCTTAATGAAGCCAGCTGTACCGAGTTATAAATTCTATTCTCTGCCTCAATAATAAAAAGAGGGATATTCGACACAAATGTCGATTCAGTTGTTTCAGAATAGTCTTGTATCGCTTGATACAACTGTACATAATTCATTCTGTTTTTGGCTCTTCTTCTTTTACTTTTTGCATTGAAGCTTGTACGCCAATTTTTTGCAACAATACAAAAGCACCAGATTTTGTTGGTAATTCACCCAATACATTCATAATAAAATCTACTTCATTTTGTTCTAATTGAATGTTCATGCCATTGGTCCTCTTGAAATTTTTCCTTTAGTTGCTGCCCCAGCACCACGCATTTCAATGCCAGATGTTTTTAATTTAGACTGCCCATATCCAACGCCACCATAAACTGGATCACTTAACCTTGCATCTTTAGCAGATTTGGTATGTGCAAATTCGCCACGATCCATGACTTCTTGACCAGTAATGTGTTTTTCTTTATTGGTGTGTGGATTAGCATATGTATCTGCTGGTTCAGCAAATTTGTTTTTACCAATGGTAATCTTTGGACTATTTTTAGTAGTCGGTTTAACTTGAGTAGCCATTATTTGCTCCCTGCTTTTTGATTATGAGCACGAGCTAAATTGCGACCTACTGCTTTCATCGCCTTGCTTGTCACTCCAC